GGGTCGTAGAATATATAGCAGAAATCGTACCAAATTTATTATCAATTCCTTGTAAATTTCCTTTTACTGAATTATTTACCGCAGTGTAATTGGTAGGCGTAAAATTGGCTAATACAGAATCTGCAACCGTGGTGAGCGTTGCTGTTGCACCACCTGATAATGTGGGATTAACCCATGAAACAGCGTCAATAAAGGCTGTAGATGTTGCACCCGACACACTTAATGAACCATCTATTTTATTTGCCACAAAAATAAATTGTGAAGCAAATCCTCCTCCACCACGCAAATCTAAAATATCCACAATATGATTAGATACTAGATATAAAGTTTCAGTATTGACAAATGGTTGAAATACACCGGATAAAACATTATCTATGATATTATTTTGTGCATATGTAAATCCATTCTCTAATGATAAACCGAATATATTACAATCATTCATATATAATTTTGGAACAGTATTTGCGCTACCTCTTAATGCAATTGATCGTCCGCTAGAATTAACATTACTAACAACAATATTGTGTGTTGTAACATTGGTAAATGCGGAAAAATCAAAAAACATATCAGCAGAAGAATAAGTTAAATTTGATACTACTAATGTCCCATTGCTAGTGGTTCCCCATGAAGAATGCATAACAAAAAATGTAAATGGTTGCCACTTAACACCCTGTGATAATGCAGTAATATTAACAAATGGTTTAAATAGTACTTGAGCAGTCTCAACAATAGTACCGCCGATAAGTACTATGGTATATGGATTTACTGCACTTGCTGTTGTAATAGTAGATAATGCAAAGGCAACTGTTTCGTATGGTCGATCAATACTGCCATTTCCTGAATTGCTCCCTGTATTTGAAACAAAAACATAATTAGTTGTGGTAGTTACGCCCCCCAAAGCATTATCAATCCCGTGTAAATGTGCTTGTACTGATGTTGATAAATTAGGCGCAGTTGCAACAGGTGTATAATGTGTTGGAGTATATCCTGCAAATACTCCAGCACTAACACTATCCAATCTAATATTGCCGCCGTTAATAATAGTTGGAGTCTGATAGGTCGATGAATCAACATACCAAAAACTTCTATTATTTGTTAATGTTACTGATCCAAGATTTTGAATATAATTACCACGGAAGAAGTATAAACAATCAAATACCGCTGTTGAATGTAAATCAAGTGTTCCACTGAACGAATTTCCAACAACAATAGTGCTTAATTGTTTATTAGATGTTAAATTTCCACCCGTAAAATTATTAAGTGTGGTTGAATATAATAGCAAGATACAATTATTTACAGTGACATTTCCCATCCCAACACTGTCTATTGTAAGAGTAGGCAATACATCAATATTTGCATTTAACGATACCGAACCCACTGCAGCATTTGCAATAATAATGACATGACTGGCAACTACGCTTGCAGATGAGAAATCAAGATCAATATCACCGTTAATTGTTATGTTGGTGAATGAACTTTGAGCTGTTATCGCACTAAGATAGCTTGAATCTAAAATTATGGGAGCGGATAAAACTACGAAAGTTTGCTGTCCAAGACCAGCGATTCCGACATTTGGTTTTAATAATATTTGAGCAGTCTCAGTTATTTTTCCACCCATTACGATTATTGTGAATGGATTGCTATAAGTAGCAGTAGTAATGGTAGTCATTGCATGAGCAACTGTAGCAAATGGTTCGTTAAAACTACCCGTACCCGTAACATTGCTTCCCGATGTTGCAACAAAAACCGTATTACCGGTTAGTACATCAACAGGTGTATTAAATTTGGTATTAATACCGCTTCTCAGCCCAACAATAATATCACCTACTTCTAAATCTCCACCCGCTGCAAACTCTGAAAATTTAACATCTGGCATTTCTATCTCTCCATGATGACATCATTACCGTCTTCCGTGATTATCGGGTTATTATCTTCTGTGATAATTTGATTTCTGCCTGTTATCGGTCTAGAAAAACCAGATACCATAAAAAACCACCACCAACTTGTATCATATAATTCTGCTGACTTATCTAATTCCAAAGCCATGTATTATACTCCGCCATACCACGTTATCCCTGTAGCCGTAGTTGATCTTGGAGTGCCGTTAATTATCGCGCTAGTAAGCACTCTAAATCCAGCAAGGGGAATAATACTATCTGCTGATGCTCCGTACCACGGCATCGGAGTTCCGTCTATGCCTTGTATAATTACATCTCCTGCGGTAGCTATATGGAGGAATTTAAACATTTCGCCAATATATATATCTAATACAATTTCTCCTCCACGGGTTGCCATTACACCTACAGCAGCTGTTCTATTTTGTGGATCAATTTTAGTCGAAAACGTTTGCGGCATATTTATCTCCTAAAGCTTTATATAGACATTCATAAATGTTGTTGGCTGCATGACATTAAATGGTGTTCCGCTGCCTTGACTCGTAACGCTAAGATTCAAATTAACATTTGGCGCTGATTGCGTAGGCGCTAAAGCTATTGCCCCGCCTCCCGTAGAAATACGTTGTGTAATTGTTACCGTACTACCAGGATGGTTATGTGCAGGCATCTCACTAATCGTCTGCGTATGATTTTCTTCGCCTAAAAATGACCCCAACGGTCTATTTGTTAAACCCGATCCAAGTCCTGCACCTGCCAGAGCTCTACCCAAAACTTTAGATAATGTTAGTGGTTTATTTGCAGTAAAATCTGCTACAGCACTACCGCCAAGCCCACCGACTACAGGACATTGAGCATTTCCGGATGGTTGTGAAACGTTATTCCACAAATAACTATATAGCGGGAAAGTATCTATATTTGCTCGATCAGTGGCGGCTGATGATTCAGATCCTATTGTGCCGTCTGTCATTGGCAGCCAGCCAAATGCCGCTAATACTCCGCTAAATGCTAGTTTGATATCCCCAGTCCTTGGTGCATATATAACTGACGATGTGTGATCTTGCGTAACATACGGGTAAGAAGCAGTTAATGCTCCATCTAACAACATCACATTAGTAATGTCAAAATTAAATACTTGATTTAAAGGAGCTCTTATTGAAACTGCCAAATAATCATTACCACAATTTCCTAAAGTTTTACCTGCTGTGGTTGGTATTACAATGTTAACAAGATATGTATTCCATAATGTGTTTAGTGCAACACTCTGCATAATAGATTGAGCTGGTGGTGACGGTGAGTTATTACCATCGCCAAAATATTGGGTTGTAAATACGTCAATAATTGAAGAACTAGAACTTCTTCCAGCAAAACCAACGGTAACGATTTGAGTTTCTAGCGTTCTAACATGAGCGGAAATAGGAAATTCTATATCTTTTTGTGTCTCTGATCCTGCCGATGTGCAGGCATATTCTAAGTAAAACCTTGGTGTTTGCAATGGGTTAGAAGGAGAACCTTCTCCTTGATTGAATGATATAAAATTAGTAGTTTCTGTAGATGATGTATTATCTTTGCGCAATATAATATCTGGAGTGGTTAGTCCATTGTGATTGCTAGGCGCAAGTGGTGTTAATGTTGCAATCACAGGAAAAGCAAAATTCGGTTTTATATTGAATATAAACTGTCCATTTGTTATTAAATTGGATATATTTAAGTATATAGTAGAACCTCCACCCCCTCCGGTTCCAGCAGCGTTATATTCATTGGTGCTGGCTATCGGAGCGTCCGGAGAAGTAGCGCTCTGTGTTACTGCCAGATAATAATTATCATCATCTGCAAAATATAGATTCTGGAATAGTTTAACAAATCCTGTTGCAGTTATAGGTATAGGATTTGGATAGGGATTAATGCCGTTTGGATCAGAGTATATTGGTTTTAGAAGGTTTGGGTTTGATGCACTAAAAGACCAAAGATAGCCCCCGATCAAAGCCTTACCGCTATTATCTGAAAAATACCAAAATGGCGTTGATCCTAAATTATAATTTACTGTCATTATTCACTTCCTGTTGCTAAAACATTCCTAAATGCTGGCGCTCCATAAGCACTACCTGCGCCGATTACATTCTGCAATTTATTCTGTAGACCAATATTTGGTCTTGATAAAGAATTCACAGCATATTTTCTCATATTTGGCGATGTAAGTGCACTACCAAGTAAATTAGCTCCACCAGATGCGGCTGTTGCTGCCGCAATTCCTCCTGGAACACCTCCGGCAGATGCTCCCATGGCGTACGGCAAACCTAAACCAAAAAAATTCATAGCCCTAGCACCAGTTTTTGGATTATACATCTGGGTCAAGGCTTCATCGCTCATTTTGACTAACTGAGAATAATCATTAAGTTTATTTTTCATATTCTTGCCAAAGATAGCTTCTTTCTGGTACGAACTTAATCCTTTCAGTGCATTACGCAATTGCTTTGGATTAACTGCACCCGTTTCTGGGTCAATTGCTTTCTTCAACAGACTATAACCAATTAGATTTTTATCTTTCTCAGATAATTTGCTTAATAATTTATCAGATAGTTTATTGCGATCAGATCGTACTAGTGATTTAACTAACATATCTGGATCGCCTTTACCCATGGTGAACTTATATATTTCGGAATCAAGATTTGGTAAATGTTTCTCTTTAAAATATTTATTAGTTTTATCATAAGCATCTTTTAATTCTGGTGAGGCTTTTTTCATTGATTGCTTTATATCAAGATCAAGTTTGGCTGCCAATCTTCTTAGCGTTCCACCTGCAAGTCTATCTTTTGGATCTGGCGATGATTGGAATGCTTTACCATATTCGCTAAGTGTACTCTTCAACAAAGTAGCTTCTTTTAATGATGGTTCATGTCCTTCTATAAGTGGTTCTTCATAGCGAGATATTTTGTTGTATAGAGCTTTCAATTCTGGATCATTTTCTAACACTTTTATGGAATCAATTGAATTACGTGAACTTTTTGCCTCTTGCATAAAGTTTTTAACACTTGGCTTAAAGTTAGATTGTTCAGATAATTTATCTAATTTTCCATACAGATTATTCTTTATTCTCTTTGATTCCTTGAGTGCCCCTTTCAATGATCCTACCAAACGATCGGGAATTTCAACGGGTTCAACTCCTCCACGTAACTTATCAATAAATCCTTGTCCACGATTTACTATAGTTTTATTAAGATTTTGCAATTTATCTTGAAAACCTGATCCTGGAATATGGGCAAGAACATTCTCTGTAAATTTCTTGAGTTTTGGTGATTGTATTACATCGCCCAGAGGTACTTCTGTTTCACCTGCTATTCTAAGGTTTTGTTGTAATTGCTCAGGAGATAAAGTTGTTTTCAATGGATTAATAGCACTTAATCCAGCACCCAATAATTTTGATCCTGCACCTAATCCAACGCCTAAACCACCACCAATTAATGCATTTTCTTGGGGATTTTCAGGGTTAGTTATTGCTCCACCTACTGCACCTTGTGTGCCTGTTTTTGCAACTTGTCCAGCACCAGAGAGTAACTTATTAGCTTCAGCACCTTTTCTAATCCCACCGAATAATTTATTGAGTCCAGGAACTAATTCTGCAAGTTTACCTATGGCAGAAAGACCTTTACCCACTTTAGCTGGAGCTAGCATATTAAATAAAAACTTACCTTCTTCTGTTCCTTGGGTGTTAGGTGCAAAGTTAAATTGTGGAACCGTATCAGGACGTATCATATTAACCAATGCGCCAGGAGCATTAAGAGCTTGTTGAGCAAAACCTTTACCCGCTTCTTGTATTCTTTTTCCGTGCGCAGGATGCATCAAAGCTTGAGATACTTGGTCAGTCATTCCCATAGGGATTTGTGATTCGTTATCTTGTGATGTAGATGGTAATTCTTTATCCCAAGCATCCAAATCTTTCAAAGTAATAGATTTTTTAGCTTCTTTCTTAGGTGTTTCTGAAATTTCAGATTCCCATGCATCTAAATCTTGCAGTGTAGGATTAGCCATTATCTTTCTCCAACTGCTTTCTAACAGCCGCACGTTGTTCTGGTTTTAATGATAGATAATATTTTTTTGTTAGATTTCCATTTTTAATTAAATCTTTTATTGATTCTCCAAGACTTGAGCTATAAGTTTTACCTGTTTTAGTGATAGATTCTTGTAAATAATCACCTTTTAATTTAGGCATATTGAATACATTTCTAGTAACGCCCTTATGTATTGGTTCAGCGGTTTGTATAACAGCGTCAGATATATCAAATATAGTGCCTATTTGCTTGTTGAATAATTCTTTAGCTTGTTTGCTGTTTAATCTATGATTAATAATAGAATCACTCATCTCATGTAATTCTTCACGTTGTGCATTAGTAGCGCTTAAACGCTCCATGACTTTAATGCCATTTGACATATGAGGAATAAATGCTGTTTCATACCACATCAAGTCAGTATAACCCTTTGGATCTTTATTCATTATACTTGATAAAAATTCATCTTTCTTTTTAGCTACCATTCCCCAATATGAAGCATATTTTGATGCTGCATTTATCGAATCATTAATTTGCTTACGATTGTCCATTAAGAATTTATCAATAACAACAGCACCAGATAGACGTTGTTTAATATTCGTATCAACATTAGCTAGATTTTGTTGATATTGCATGGCTAAACCAGGATCAATTGAAGTTATAGGTGGCAATGCTTCAGGAGCTTCTTCTAGTGTAGCTGGGATTTGATCAACTGTTTGTTTTGGTTCATTAATTTTAGGAGCATTTTGCACTGGGGGAGAAGGTGCATTAATTGATTGAGACATTGGTGGTGCTTGTCTTGGAGGTAATTGCTGATTCTGTTGAATTGGTTGAGGAACCAACATATTTTGTGGAGACATCTGTTGCGGCATCAGCATATTTTGTGGCGTATTTTGAAAATAGGATTGTGCCATTTCTGGGGTTAATACATTCTGATTAACATTACCTTTTTCCATCTTTTGTTGAGCCATATTAATCATATTTTGATATGTCTTTTGATTATCTGGATATGATAAATATAATTCTCTTTGTTTGGCTGGCATATTAGCAATAGCACGCAGATAATCACTAGCAGGATTAGAACGAGTATTTTGATAACTCAATGCATTCTGAGCTGATATAGCTTGTTGCAAGGGATAGAATTGATTAGACATATTCAATTTGTTTAATCCCGCTTGTCTCTCAGGTTGTGCGTATAGACGATTTAATGAAGCTTCTCTCATCTTCTCTGATAAAGCCTGTCCCTTGGACATGAAATCTGATATTGAAGGAATTTCTAACGTCATATATCACCTATCATAATAAAAATGGCAGTAACTGCAAAAATCCGCTTATTAATTTGTTTTGATCACCCTGACCCGCAGCAGAACTTCCCCCGTATAAATTTGCAAGGGTATTACCACCACCCATCAAATTTCCTGACATACCACTAGCGGCTCCCATTCCACCTTGCATTAGGGTATTTAAGCTCTGGCCAAAGTTATTACCTATCCCTAATACATTCTGCAAATACTGTTGCATATCTTTTGATGATATCTGATTAGCAATATTACCCGCCTCACGCATATGCGCTGTAGAGCCAGTAAGACCACCAGCAGATGCCGCATTAGTAGCAGCACGCTGTGATTCGTTCATACTATTCATTGCACCTGGTGACATATGATAATTGCTAAACGTATCGTTCAAAAACTTATTAGGATCTTGAAATTGTTTCGACCAATCTTGAAATTGTGGAATAGCAGCATGACCGGCATTTAAAAATGGCTCAAACCCTTTATTTGCTTGATCCATATATTGTTGTAGACGTTTAGCAGCTTCATCATATCCACCGCCGCTATTACCAAATAATCCACCAAAAATATCACCGACTGGGCCTAATCCGCCTTCTTTCATGAAATTCTTAAAATCAAATCCCATATCTTAATCCTTTAAAAAGTAGTAAAAGTCTTCCATGCGCCAGCTTGATATATTTGCGGCGCATCTACGGTTGTATTGTAAATCGTTGTGCCATTGACTACATTTCTTAGGATATCACGATCTGCTGTACTAATCGGCGGCCACATAATACCATTTGATGTTAGATACTGTATTATCGTGTTATAAAATTCTCCAACCCATATCATAAATACATCTGACATGAGATCTCCAGATGTACCATCAAGATTTTGTGTAAATTGATCATAAACTGGTGGCGTATTAAAATCTTCCATTATTCTGGCAACTCCAAGTAATCCCACGCTGCGCCAAATATGGCAAACTTAATCTTATCGTAACACTCGAACTTTAAAACCATCCCTTGACCTCTTCTAAAAGTAGCCACTTTACGCCATACAGTACGCGCTGTTCTTTCGCCTAATTTACCCATGAGAGCTGGCAATCTTCCCCCATAAGTCACACCACCGTCTTTTGATACAGAAAGAAATACTATTGGAGCTGTATTAACAGTTGGATCGGAAACATTGCCTTGCAGCAAATCTAATTGCATTCTGTTAATTCTAATACCTCTATAATCAGGTCTTACAAAGTCTCTTGTGATTCTAATACGAGGTATGGCCTCACCGTCATTTGTGAATAATGTATCGTCAGAATAATAAATGGTAGGCTTGCTATAATCACCGAAATAATTTGACCCAAAGAAATTAACGTTAACCCCCATAACACTACGATTACCGTTAAGAATTTGTTCTTCGTGCCATAAAGGTTTATCTCTAGTACTCATACTAACGTTATAAACATAAGTGTGATTATCACTTGTAAAGTTTAATCGATAGAATATAATTCCATTTTCCCTGTATAGCGCTACATCACAATTCGATGGATTATTGAAATTCTGCAATTGAAAATCTAATGCGCTGTTTGATATAGGTATAGCTTGCACACCAGAAACCATCATTACTGAGCCAAGACCATCACGATCTTGTGATAAGAAAAACATCTTATCAAAACCTGTTTTAATACTAGATGCATTTACAGTGCCTAATTCAATTAAGAAGGCATTATTACGCCTAAACGGAAAGTTTGCAGCACCAGCATTTTCCCATATTTCAGTATATGTTCCAGTGAAAAGAAATAATCGTCTATGTAGAGTTCTACATGCAACTAAAGTACCTGGGTGTGTCGTTACATTAGCCGTTTGTAATTGTCCGTTATTTGTTATTGTAAATGTCCCAGTGCCCGCTGTTGTCATGAGAATTGGAGTACCATTTGGAGTTGCAGACAACATAATGTGAGTTGCATCAACAAAAATTGCATAGTAAATAACACCTGCAACTAGAGGTGCTGGCAGTGTTCCCGTAGAAGAAACAGTAACAGGAGTTCCTGTTTGATATATTGTTGGAGTAGTAAGTATTAATACGTTAGTTGGAGGAGGTGGGGCTGTAATAGTCCACACGGTTGTTAATAATCCCCAAACTAATCCTTGATTATTTTCTGATACATAAAATGTACTTGTTCCACCATTTACTACGACAAAAAAATTATCAAGATTAGTTACATCAAGAGGTCTTGGAGGAAAATTAATATCAGTGATTTTGGTAAATAAACCCGTATTTGTATCGTATATATAGCCATTCTGTCCATCAACAAATATTATTTGAAATGTATTAGCATCGATACCAACATATCCTGCTGACGTGATAATAGTTCCTATATTTGTTGCTGAAAAAGTTGAAGTTACTCTATAAACATGGCTATCAACTACAACATATAGAAATGCTCCAAAAACAAACATTGCTCTTATGCCACCAACTTCAACAAATGACACTTGTGTAACGATGCCAGGAGTTGGAAATAAAGATCTTGGTTTTTTACCATCTGGATCGATAAACTCAAACATATTAATCGTGCGCTCAGAGTCTAATTCCCCGATGCGTTGATTATTAAAACTACCGACTACTTCAAATGATTCTCTAGGCATTAGTAGCTCAATATGTTTTGCCAATAGTACAACTGTGGCGTTACTAATATGATTGACGGTCTGATAGTGACATCTGTTTCGTTCTTTGCTTTCAGGTCATCAAACATGCGTTGATAATCTTGCTCTGCTTCTTGCGTCCAGTTCGCGGAAGGATAGAACATCTTTAATTCACGTGTTAAAGCATATTTTAGAAATCTCTCAAAATATGGTGAAACAAATACTTCTAAAATATCCTGTGTAGTGAAATTATTCATATACTGTTTTAATTTTAACTGACAGGGATAAGGTTGATCTGGTATCGGGTAAAAAGTCACAAAACTTTCTTCTGCTTGTATATCTAAAAATATCATTGAAGGTCTTGCAACAAGATTATTCAGTCTTGTAATGTCATAGAATTGCGCTTTATTTATAATACGCAGGGGGTAAATAAGCTCGCCTTGTACTGTAAATGTAGCAAATGACAAATCAAGAATACGATTGCTCACAATGTCAGAGACTATTATATCTGAGATAGAATAAGTTTGTTGATTAGGAACCATCGTAAAATTGATTGTCGTTAAAAATGGTATATAGATAGACGATGACGCGAATTGATTCAGCATGTCATTTAAGCAGTAAAAAGACGTGTCCATCATAAATGAATCTGTCGCCTCTCCCACTCCTAGCTCACCGCTCATATAGAGTGATTGAACTATTAGATCATTAACTGTTCTCAAAATCTGTGGCATCGTCTAATCTCCATATAGACCATTTAAAAACTATTTACCGCGCACTGGAAAGGCTTTTTTATCTAGTGCCTTTGCAAGTTTATCAGCCACTTTATATGCGTGTTTACCGTCATTACACATATATGCATCTGTATTCATAGCTTCTTGAGGCATATTTGCATTACCGCCAAATTTTGCCTTCATTTCATCTTGATGCTTCTTTACAAATGCATTAGTCTCTGCATATTCTCTCTCATGATGCCTGCGCATGTTGTTCACGAGGCCGGCCTCTGCGTTTCTTAATGCTAATTTCTTCATTTTTTGTTTCTCCTGCTTCTCTTGCGTCTTTTGGATGTTTAAACCATTTTCCAGTCGTTAAAAGTTTTTCATACTCTTCGTCTTCTACGACTCTCATTGTTCCATTTGGTGCGTAAATACAATTAATCATTCTAAATCCTAATACATTGATAATAATTTAACGGCATACTGTGGATGCCACGTAAAACCACATAGAACATCGATACGCATGTAGTTTTGATAACTCGGCACATCACCAGCTTGCGTAATAGTGAGTGATAACCCAGTTTCTTCGTCGACTGCTGTATGAACTTCAGGAACAACTAATTTATACAGGGGTGGCGTTACGATATCTAAAGCACGCATTGGATAAGCAATGTTTGCTGTGTAACTTGCAATTGCTGTTACGACTGCGCCATTTGGCACTGGATTAGTAACATTACGCAGTGGATTAGCTGTATCACTAATAATTGCAGGAGATACGACAATTGTTACAGCACCGCCACCACTGGAATTTGCAGCTTGTAATATAACAAATTGCATGTTTTGTCCAGTATCGATACGACCTACAGGAGTAACACTATTTACCCCAGCAATTTGGATCAAATCGCCTGGCAAGAAATAGTTTGTAACGCCAGCAGTTGCACCCGATAATACGATTACGTTGCCACTTGATACTGCGCCATTAACAGTTAATGTATCGCCTGGATGTAATGTTGGCCCTGCACCAGCTTGGTGTTTAGCAATCAATTGGCTTTGGAAAATATCGAAGTATGATAAATGTCCCAGTGCTGTATTGCGCGCAATATCTTCGTTAGTCATGGGTAAAAATTGATTCAACAATGAAGCTTTTAATGCTGATGCGTCTTTTAATGACAAGGCAAGAAATGCATCGTCCATCAAATTAACTGATTGACTAAGCAGCTTAGTACCGCAAAGATCAACCGCGTTAAAGCTATTAACTAAAGATGATGTACTACCACTGAAGAAGTTCAATTGCTGTACCGCTAAAGCAGCAATATCTGATTCCATTTGCGTGACAATGTTTTGAATTGCAGGACGAATAAAAATTCTACCAAAGTCTTCGATGCGCAATTGCAAATCTTGGACAGTATAAGAAATCATCGTGTTGTATTGATTGCTGATCGTTAGTGATTCAACAGTTTCAATGATTGATTGAGGTGTTGCAACACTGCCATTACCGACAATATATTGATTTTGTCTTCGCACACGTAAAGTATCACCTATTTTATAACCCGCTCCGTCAAAATCCCCTTCATAACTGCGGTTTGCCGTCATAATAAATGGTGCAGCATTTGCAAATTCTGCTAGTGCGTAGTTTGATACTAGGTCAGTAGTAATTAATTGATTTGGCATCTTGCCGTCTCCGTGAAAATTGATTTCCAGAGGAAGAGCGGCAATAAGCTATCTTGTGACGATTAGCGCTACTTGCCGCGATTCCTCAACATTTTCCGAAAGTCGGACACACTTGGAATCTGCCCAGGTGCTTTGTTTCCTGCGGCATTACTCTTAAGCTGTCCCATCACTTTCGGCTGCGTTTTCGGCGCAGATTTATCCTTGATTGTCAGCGCAGTAGAAAGCTTTGTAAGCTCTTTAGCTTGCGCATGGGAAGAGAGACCAGCGATTCGATACAGTTCATCTCGATTCTTACCCAGAGCGTGAATCACATCTCCTGGGTTCGGTAGCACTCGTAATACAGTGCTAATATCTTTGGTAAAAGGTAATCGATGATCATTAATGATTTCATCAAAATCCTCGTATTTCTCAGATGCACGCTCAAGGTCTCTATTAAACTCGTCCTCAAGACGCTGCATATCTAATTGTCTACCTTGATCAAACTGTTGTGGCATTTGCTGTTGTTGTGGCTGATTAGCGTTATCTGGTGCCCCTTGAGCTTGTTGTTGTTGCTGGGACATCATATGTTGCTGCATCTGCGCAATCTGATCCTGCATAGCACGCATTTCGCGTTTATGCTTCTTTTCCTGCTGACCTAACCGTTTCTTGACGACATCTGGGATGTCCTCTTTTGTTTCGGTATGCTCAACAGGTGACTCAGACTCTACAACTCCATTACCAATATCAGGTTGCTCTGTAGCTAATACGTTTTCTTCATTCATCATTTGTCTCTCATCATCAGTTTACGGTTTACTAATAACCCAGTAGTTTTCGGATCACTACGGAACCCAGCAATTAAATTGCAGAAAGTACAACAATTACTAAATATTATACATAGTAATAATTATTTGTGCAAATCCTTAATAATGCTTGCTATTTTCGCAGTGAAATCTAGGTCTGTTTTATGGTTTTGCGATTCTCTATTATGCTGATTGTCCTTAAGTTTTTCCTGTAATTCTTGAGCGTCCATAGCTAACTTAACTTTCTCAAGCTCATGTTTCTCGTGTCTCATGCGCAATTCTTCTGCTCGTTCTTCTAATTGTTTCTGTGCTAACTCTTGTTGCATCTTCATCATTTGCTCTTGGGGGCTCGGCGGCTTGGGTGGCGGCTCTTCACCACGTTCCTCTGCCAATATTTCGGGTGGAACGAGCTTTTCAAACCTCTTAATGAGACGATTTTGATCTTCTACATCTAAGTTTTTGGCTATTAAATCACCAACCAAAGGTAATATGCGCTGTGGATCACTTAATGCTAATTTTGTGAACACTTCTAGTGCTTGTGCTTTTTGTACTGCAAAGGATGGAGCTGCGCTGATTTCAACGTCAAAATCACCGTTCATAATAGGATTTTCTATTTTTCCGTCAGGCATTTCTTTATTCAGCTCAACAGACCTTGATTCACCGGCAGCATTGGATAATACTACACTGCGTTTATCACCGTATATGGCAGGCATTAAACTCAATACTATTTTACCTCCTTGAGCTATTGCTTGGTTCATATTATCCATGAAAACAAAAGCACTTAAATTTCCCTGCGTAGCTCTATTTTCTATAGCAACCCCTGAAGCTTCATTGGATTGTTTTCCCAAGTTAGCATCGTAGAAGCCTAATATCTCTTTTATGCCATTCACCGAATAACTTAATGCACCAAGTATTGACTGAGGCAACTCTGATGCTGGGAATCTTTGAGGCATTAATCCAGTTTTTGGATCAGATTTAGCCAATAATATGCCTTGTGATACTTCGGGATTACGCCACATAAATTCTTGGCCGACAATATTATCTGGAGTTCCTAACCATTGTTCACGCCTGCGGTTTTTAACTTCTGTTGCGATATCACTTATAAGATAGTTGACAAATTTCTGCATATCTCTAGCGTCACAAATGAACGATTTTGTGTATTGTTTTCCTTCAATATAACAACTTCTGCCAGGAACAAATACAATTGGTAATTCTTTAGATTCCCATTCTGTTACTTCTATAATACGATCACGCAATAATCGATAATGCATTATCCTATAATCTTGTGTATGCCTAGTCATGACAATATGTGGTTTTTCGCGCATAAGAATCACATTTGCTGCCGATTCTTCTCCCATTTTTTTGCCAATATCTCTATATTCTGCTTCTATTTCTTTCCATTCTTCTTCATCTACAACCCTACCGTCACTCAATTCATAAATAGTCTTGGGGTACCACTCTTTTTGATAAAACTCGCATATTACAACGATATCCTTCATTTTGAATAATCTAGTATTGAGAATCTGCGGTTGTTGATATGATTGCGGGTCAGTAATCCAAGGATATGTAGATTTAAACTCATCTAACGACATTAATATCAATCTACCGCAATAATTACCATCACCCTTGTGCGGCATCTTTGCGGCTGGATCAAAAAAGCATGTAGTAACATCTTCAATGAGATCGTATTTTATTACTCGTCTAAAGCTATTACTTGACTCATAGTCTGTGTAAACCGAAAAAGCACCATATCCGAACTGCATGGCGGAAGCGAAAGCAGTCTGATAAACAATATCATTATCACTGTGATAAGAAATAGAACGCAGCAAATCAGTGCGAAGTTGCAAATCTTCATCTGTAGCAATCCCGTTAATTGATCTAACCATCAGAGCAGGACGCATTTTTCGATGCTCTGCTATTACTTTGTTAACAGTATCAGCCATTGTATTATAAGTTAAGCAAACTTTTGCTAACTGTATAAATTGTGCACGTTCGTTAGATTCCCACTGATCACGCAATAAGAATTTCATATCACGTTTGCCAGCGGTAATGTTTTCTTGGAAATATCCCGTCCAAGTGTTAATCCCTTTACGGGCTTCAATTAATATTTTTGATTCATCTATCCCATAATGGTCAATATCATCTAATAGTTCTTTATTCAAGATGCCCATTTGTTCTAGGGTTATTTCTGCTGCAAGTTTATAAGGCATATTCCATTGCTCCGTTAATCCTTTATTTAATCATATACCAATCTTCTGCTAATAAATCTTCTATTTTTGGTACATAAACTCTATATCCGTATCTTTTTGGATCACAAATTAATAATTCACCTTCATCATTGGTCTTGCATAAATAGTATTCTTTCCATCCTATTCTAGCAATAAAATTACCGCATATTAGTAAATGTAGGGCTTGATTTAAAGGAAAAAGAGTTATTTTATTGGAGGATTTTTTCATTAATTACTCAATGCTATATAAAAAACATTAAAAATAATTGGTAACACTATAAAGAAAATCTCATATAACATATAAAAAAATAAGATAATAAATACTGTAGTGTATATGCAGAAAAGTATTGTACCTATAAAAGAAAATATACTTTCCATGATAATTTGAAATAACTCTTCTTTTTTCGTCATTAATTACTCCATCTGAATGTTGGCAGGAAATCTACTTTATCTTTGGGTTTATCATTTAGATTTTCTATATTGCTACCCGCAAACGCCAAAGCCACATATTGCAATGCATCATGTGGATGACTGCAGGAATTTTTAACAGGTTCTACGTGGAACCTTTCTTCTCCAACAGATTTGATCTTCCTGAAATAATAATCTTTGATAAATCCCTTGCGTACTGTAGGCGCTCCGATACGAGACAGCATAAAAGATGGTTTACCATCAACCATACGATTCAAAAAGAATTTAACTGCATTCTCCCTGGGGGAGAAATCATTTGTATCTGCAGCAGATACATTAAGCTTTAATGCCCTCATTACTCCTATGCAGGATAGCTCATCATAAGCTTCATTACGTGCTTCTCCAGATGGATCAGCATAAATGGCTTTAATTTTGTACTCTGGGAAATCTCTTTTAACGCATGGAATTAATATGTTCTCACAGAAAGTATTGATGCTCATGTCTTCCGATATATACTCTTTGAGTAGCAATAACTGACCGCGAGGCGTAAATTGCACCACAACAGCCGCAGGAGTGAGACCGAAATCTTGGCCGATATACAAAGGCAATCCCACAATAGGATGTAAATCATCCACACTGTGCAAATCATCATTGTAGTCAGGGTAAACAACTTTACCAGTACGCAGTGATCCATACTGTCCCAGGCAATAGACTTTAATGTACTCCATGTCTTTGCCGATTGCTGAATCGCGATAGTAATTTTTGTTCTTAATATGTTTATAATTGTCATGTTCTGGGTTATCCACATAAAGTCCATCGTTTCCTATTATTGGTTTGCCTTCTTCATCAACTAGCAAGCCAGTAGGTTGTTTGAATAGTTTAAATCCTGGAAGTTTCTGCAAATCAAACATGCGCCTTATCCAATGATCATTATCTGGCGGGTTTGTATCTGCTATAATTCCTGTCCAATAATCTTCTCTACAAAAGTCTTGTGATGGATATCGTAATCTGCTAGAAATGTGGTCGAATGCAGCTTTTGGAATCTCTGAAAGCTCGTTGAAGTAGCATCCCGTAATTTCAAGTGATTTAAGCTTGCGGATATCGTCATCACGATCCAACGCAAGAAATATAAGCTCAAGTTCAATTCTTCCGTGGTCATCATTAAATGCGTGCTCATATGTTAGTACGGGTTTCTGTCTTTTCTCTATCATGCCGAGATCGCCAAACCACATCAGCCATGATTGCAATGTAGTGGTAACAAGTTCACCGGATGTATTTCTTATAATAGCCCATTTCGATTTGCGAATCGTGCCATTATGCCACGGAGGCATTGCCGCAGCTTTACGAGCAATATCTTGTAAGCACATCGTAGTTTTACCGCTGCCGTACTGTCCAAGAACCAGCCTAACGCGATCATTAGAATTATG